ATGTTTGAAGAGTTCTTCTGCTCAGGTGCAGTGGATGCTACTTTTAGAGTTGTTCTGTTAGATAATACTGCATCTTCACTTACTGCCGACACTAGTTCTACTGGTGAGGCTAGTCTTAGTGGAGCAGTTGTTTCTTCATTACCATCGAGTAATCTTGGAGGAACCTCAGGTCTTGTGGTTCTAAGAGATGCAGCAGGAGATCAAGCAAACTTTGATGTTTCAAGCGCCTCGCAATTAAGTGCCAGTGCTGCGCGAGCAGTTTTACAAACGGCCAATAACGCTTTTCAATTTTCTGGGGCCTTTAGTGATGCTAGGTATGTGGCACTAGTGGAGGCAGGAGCGGTAGGTTCGGCTTTCTCGTATACCGCAGGTAAAGAAATTTATGCTTGGTGGGATATAGGAACTGATACCGATATCGCAGAAGGCAATACCCTTACTATTACTAACTTATCATTACAAGGGCAGTAAATTAATCAACTTTCCATCCCAAAAATAGTAAATATAGTAGGAGCTTTATATGAAAATTGTCAAAAACACGAGTATGCAAGGTTTGAACATACCCTTCGGAACGCCGGATGGTACTAAAACTTTTTTCTTGGCTCCTCAGGATAGGCTTCAAGTTCCACAACAATGGAGTAGTAAGATCGCGGAGAACCTAGTTCATCGCAGATTAGTAAAAATAATCAATATCGCAGATCCGGCTCCTGAGCCAGTGGCGCCTGTCCAACATACTAACCTTAAGACTAAAAAAACCATCCGTAAGAGTACTTAATCATGGCAATTCCAACCAGTCCATCCGTTGTAGTTCTTGAAAATGATATTTCGATTTTCACTCCAAATATCAACTCAAGCGTTGTAGGCATAGTCGGCTTCGCTAATAAAGGTCCGATCAATAAGCCTACTCTTATTACGAGTCAAGAGAACCTCATTAGAAAGTTTGGTAACCCAGACACAGGACTCTTGGGCCAAGGGCTTGAAGGCGCTCTTGAAGTATTAGAAGCCACCAATCAACTATACTTTGTTAGAGGTATTGATACCGCTTCTGTTTCTTCTTACGCTTCCGCTGCTGTTACGGTCGGCGCATGTCCGGCTGTTTTAGTTAGTGGTTACGTTCCAAGCATCAACCCTTCCTCAATTTCTTACCAAACAAAAAGCCACGATGGCACTCAGTCGGCTGAGGGTATAGTCACTCTAGTTAGCTCCGTGGATACCGTTGGCGATACTTCCGCTATAGAGCGAGTTAAGATCTTCCAACAAGCGTTTAATTCTAGCGTCTTAGGTTCTCAAGATGTCTTTGCCTTTGCGGAAGGAAACTCTGTTTTCCTCGCTTCTAAGTTTGCGGGATCGGGTGCAAGTTTACAAGTTTCAGCCAACGCTGATGACGGTGATGTTCTAGAAGGTTTAGGATTCTCCGGTCTAAACATAAATGGTGTCGCTGCTGATGGCTACCTTACAGATGGTATTAGCGGTACCAACTTAACAGTAAGTGGTTATAGCTCTTCCGATGTTGCTGTAAACTTATACTCGATTTACCCTGGTGCTGGCTATAACTTGAGCAGCCTCAGGGATGGTTCTACTAGAGGTGTTTCCATTGAAGTTAATAACCTCTCAACCAGAGATCAACTGGTGGTTAACAACGATGGGTCTCAAGTTGAATCTTACAATGCAATAGAACTTGCCGCTTCTAGCGCCAACTCCGTTGAATTCTTATTAAATATCAATGAGGATAGTAACCAGTCTGAGTATGTGTTTGCAGAGCTTGAAAAGAGTGAAGCAGACTACATTGCTCCTAGTCTATTTGGTGAACAAGCTGCCCAAGCTGGATTTATCGGTGGTTTCAACCAGGACAACTTGCCTGACGCCACTCCTCGATTCTTAAAATTGATTGGAGGTACCTATAACCTTGGTGGAGGCGATAGTGGTGCTACGAATGCAACTTCCTTAATTGGGAAAGCTGTTAATAAGACTGGAATCTACGCTCTTGATGATGATTCCTTAAACATATCGATTGGCATTGTCCCTGGTGTTACGGACGATGCTGTTCAAAATGCCTTTATTACTTTGGCTGAGTCTTCCAAAAACTTCTTAGCCTTAGTTGCTCCGCCATTTGGATTGGATGAGGTTCAGGATGCAATTCAATGGATCAACGGTCAAGACGCTGCAATAAGAGCAACCGCTCTAAACTCCTCTTATGCCGCCGTTTACTGGCCATGGGTTCAGATCTTTAACGCTTTCGCAGGCGCAGAAGAGTACTACGATCCTTCGATCTTTGCAGCTAGGCAGTGTGTCTTCACAGATGCTGTCTCGGAGCCTTGGTTTGCTCCGGCTGGCTTCCGAAGAGGGCGTTTAACTAAGCCTACGGACGTTGAGATCGCTCTTAACCAAGGCGATAGAGATGCCCTTTACTCTAACTCGATCAACCCGATCACTAAGGATCCGACCACGGGTATTACAATCTTTGGTCAGAAGACCACGCAAAGAGCACCGACTGCTCTCGACCGAGTCAACGTCCGCAGATTGATGATCTACACTCGAAAGGTTCTGCTTGAGCTTGGTAAGCCCTTCCAGTTTGAGCCTAACGATCAATTCACATGGGAACTGGTCGAGGAATCGATCAACCCGTTCCTCGACGATCTTCTGGCTAGAAGAGCCATCACTGAAGGTTCTGTTAAGTGTGACTCAACAACGAACACTCCCGCAAGAGTTGATAGAAATGAGCTTTGGTGCTCGGTGACAATTAAGCCCACAAAGGCTGCTGAATCGATTGTCTTCGAGGTCAACCTCACCAGCCAATCGGCAACCATTAACTAGTAATAATCATGGTAGATAGTTTTTTAAAGAACGATTACAGAGCGAACTTTGAGCCTGGGAAGAGTCTTCCTAAGATCTCTACGAAGCTCGACGCTGTAAGGTCGTATCAATTTGAAGTGAAGTTCTTTGGTGTTCCGCCTGAGTTCATCGGTACCCAACAAGTTCTAACTGCTGCTGCGAAGCAAGTGAGTCCGGTTGGTGGTGCGGTTGATGACATTGTTGTTGATCGTCTTAATGATAAGATGTACTACCCTGGTAAATTCACACCTGAGGCTGTCACGATCACCTTTGATAATCAGTTATTAACTCAGACCACTCCGGCTCTTTGGAATTGGTTTAAGACAATATATGATCCGATTTCGGGTGACATGACTAAACTGGCTGCTCCCGGTGGACCTGGAAACAGATCATTCAAGGCTAACAAACTTACTATTCTTGAGCTTGATAATACTAACGAGCCACATGCTTTCATCGAAATGTATGGCGTGTATCCCACAGGTGTTAGATACTCGGAGAAGAACTACGCCACGAATGATTTCTCCACAGTTGAAGTGACCTTCCGCTACGACTTCGTGGACTACGACAAGATCAACTAACCTCTTAGATCTAATTCAGGTAGCCTTCTCTCTAAATAAGAGAGAGGGCTATTTGTCTATTATAAGTTATGGATTTTTTCAATGAACTTTTGGAAAGCTTTAGTAGAAAGCACAGCCGTAAACTTACATTGTTGGAGCAGGAGTCTGACCCTAGAGTTGATCAGGCTTCACAAATGGTCGCTGATGCTTTGACACAAGGTCAGGTAAGGGGTAACTCCACGGTCGCCCAGATACAAACATTCAATTCTGGTCCTAAGAATCTTAGTCTGACTGCTAATGGAAGTCTTAAGATTGGATATCCAACAGCTTCATGGGATGCTCAGAATCAAAAAATAATACCAGGATCAGACCCCAAACAATTCAAGCAAATAATTTCCATGTTAGTTGGAGCGGAATTAACACCAGATGAGGAAAAGAGAAAAGAAAAAATAACTCAGAAAACAGAAAGATCTCCAGAAGAAGCCGAAGCTATTCTTCGAGACAAGAGAAGAGAGCAGATCCTAAAGTCTAGCATGGCTGTGAATAACTTTGAGGACGTTGCAAAGATCATTGATAATGTAGCTACCTTTGAGCAGAAAATAAATGAATTACTTTGCAATGAAGGACAAATAGATTTAGATTATTTAGAAGCCGTTAGGAATGATATTAAAACTTATGATACTAATACTTCTTTCTGGGCTGAGTGCGGCAATCACACACAATTCTTAACGGGTAATCAAATCGGGAATGTAGAAAGGCAACTAGTTAGTAATGCTCCTACATTACGGTATGAAGGTGAGTCTGGTGATTGGGTTGTGGGAAGTTCGGAGCAAGACCCCATAGCTTCTATTGAAGTATCAAGACTGCTGAATGTGTTGGCAGACGCAGCAGATGGTGATGAGGAATCAAAAGAAGAGGCATGTGGTAGATTTAAAGTGACTGAAGGTGGTGGTCTTAAAGCTGTTACAGTATACACCGAACTAGGGGAAAACGGAAGAGGAATGAGTGGTAGAGTATTCAACAATGAAGCTTCTGCTAGATCCTTAAAAGGTTTAATGAGTATGGCAGGTTGTAGTATGGAAGCTCAGTCTGCCAGAAAAGCCACTGTGCTCGGTAGTGTCGGAGCGGAAAGTGCTATTAGAGGGGAGATGGGGGAAGTTGCAAAAATTGCAGTTGTAGATGTTTTGAATATTGGCAGGGGTCGTGGGCAAGGGCAAGGTGATTCAGAGGAATTAGAAGAACGTAGATCACTCGCAGTTGATAGCATAAAAAATGTTTATGCACAGATGAGAAAATTAAGCGAAGAACGCGAGAGTTGGTTAGAAAAAGCTCAGGGTGCAGTAGTCAGTGAAGAAGAACAAGCTCAAATAGAAATGCTTTCTAGGATCACTGAGGTCCCAGAAAAATTCATTCTAGCAATGTTTAGTACGGCAGTTACCACTGCTAAAGTTAGACAACCTCTCTTAGCTGTTCAAGTCGCTGAACAAACAGGTTCTGGTGAAAAGCAAGATGTGCTCGAATGCTGGGCAAGTAGGGATAAGGCGTTGAAGGCTCTTAGAAAATCTGAAGAGTTTGAGGTTGATGGTGAAACCAGATCTAGATTATCTGAGGATAGTGTTGTTGAAGCGACTGTGGAGGATATATTTAAGAACAAACCTGATCTGCTAGAACGGTACATTAAAGCCGGTGTTGTTAAGCCAGGACAAAGCCTTTTCGTATCAGAGATTAGCTTGAAAACACTTTTAAGCCTTAGTTCAGCAAAGAAAGGAGAGACAACTCGTAACTCAGTTTCTAAATCCTTATCCGATCCGACAGCTTCTGATCCTAGAGCTTCCAACTTTTTCAACCAGTTTGATCCGGCTGGTAATATCAAACCGTCAGATGTTAGGGGTGTGCAAGAAGTAGCCGATAAGATTTCGGATGCTGTAGAAAGCCTGAGTGCCAAAGTAAAGATAGGAAACATTACAGAAAACTCTGTAAAAATGTATGCTACCGCTCTGCTTAAGAATTTACAAAAGAATAGAACTTTCAAGGAGCTTAATGAGGATGACTACCGCACACTTGAAGAAGATATAAAAAAGTTCGCAGAAGGGAAGGATGCTGATAAGAATTTTGTAAAAAAAGTGAAAGAGAAATTATTTAAAATGACTCTGTTTAACAATCTTACCTTAAAAGCTCAAGGGCAAGATAGTAGAACTGGCAGGCCCAACAAGACCTCTAGGGTTGCGGCTATGTATGCTTTAGCTGTTTTAAATCAGGCTGGTGGCTCTGCTCGAAACGGCACAGTATTTCAAGTTGATGCTCTTGATGAACTTGCATCTTACATATCAACACAAAATGGTGAGATGCTATCTGTGCTTGATTCAATTCAAGCAAATGATGGCAAATGGGAGTTTGATCCTAGCCAAGGATCATTAACCTTCAAGAGATCCGATGATCCGAACAGAACGATATCTGTCACTCTTAAAGGTGGTAAATGGATTGCATACAGGTCTGCTACCTCTCTTCGAAACGCATCAACTCGAAAGAGTTCCAAAGATGCAAATAACCAGTTATCTGGAGGAGAGGAAAGTAAGAAAGAGTCTGCAACGGTTATCGATGTTTTGTCTAAGCTCACAGAAGCCTTAGGCATCATCAAGGAAAAAGTAAGAATCATCAATGTTGACTAGATCACTAAGTCTAAACATTGCAACTTGAACATCACCGACAGAACCTACAAAGCTTGGACCTTTAACTGGAAGCCTTAACTCGTTGGTTATAGCTATTGGCTCCTTTCGATTCTGACCAATAAGCAGTAAAAACTTTCTTGAAGATTTCTTGGAATCTCGATGAGACTGAGCTATCATTTTCGAAATTGTTGATTTAGGATTTAATAAATCACTTACTTGTTCATCATTATATCCTTTCTTGCATTCAATAACGAATCTAAACTTTTCAGGAGTTATTAAGTCTCCATATACTTTTAAGTATTCTGGTAATTTGTGAGTGGTAGCAAAGGCCCCAGAACCAGGGGTGCGACAAAACTCTTTTGTATCGAATCTCTCATTCAGAGTTTTTGCAATCTTGTTTTCAAATCTGTTACCCTTAGCTCTTGAGTTTACTTTCTTCTTTTTTCTTAAGGGCGATATATCAAAGTCGTCTTTCATTTCAATACCTCTAGACTATAATAGCTGCATGGACAATGTATCATTATCGTTTAAGGATACCAAATTTAAATTAGTTGAACGAAGTAGAGGACGTATGAAAATTCAAATCAAGTTTTCCAAAGAAGAGGCCGAGGGCTTCAAGAACTTTTGTAAGCTCAAACCACCAGAGCTTGAGGATGACACCTTTTTTAAGCAAATCTTCTTTGCTGGGTGTAACGCGATGACCGAACAAATTCAATCTCTTGTTGAAGCTCACAAGGCATCGCAAGCTGAAGAAGGTTCGCAAGAACAGGAAACTCAAGCAGAAATTTCTGAATGGCCGAAAAAAGATGAGCAAACAGAAGAACAACTTCAAGACAAGTAAGGTTTACAATTCGAAGCATTTGAGTTCCATTGTGACCTCAAATATTGAGAGTAAGAAAAACTCATACTACCTTATCACTAATACATGGGATAAGGTTTGCAACCATTTTAATGATAGGCTTCCGTTAGATGGCACTACGGATCTAAATGTTGTAGACATTTTTAATGTGCCTAACGCACTGGACGTAATTAAGTCCTCGATTAAATCTCACAGGGAGACAATATCAACATCCTGTCTCTCACGTTATGATCAGTTACCCATGCTGGTTGTGATTCATAAGTCCTTCCCAAGAGTCGTATCCTACAACGGCTCGGTTGGCGCAGAGATTGGAATCTAAATAGAACTTGGATCCTTAGGAACTCCCATTTTATGGTTCCTATAGGATTCAAGTTTTTCATTATACTTTTTGTTCTTGGAGTATAAGAGGCGTAGATTATTCAGTATTACTGTGGTAAAGTAGTTAAAGGCTTGCCCAGATTCTCTGTTGAAGTTCTTGAGCACTTTGAGTATAAGTAGGAAGCACTCTTGTTTAGCCTCTTCATGATCAACATTAAACTTGAAAGATAGCATGAGTCTATTAATTAATGTGTCGAACATGTTGAATAATTCATCTTCGTTAGTTCGAATGTTAAGTTTGAATTCTTGGATCAACTCCTCAAACCTTTTGTTGTCAATATAATAACTCACTCACCTATCATAGTCTTATGCCACAACTAAGTTTCCAGGGTGTCAACTCCAAGTGTGAGGGTTGCCCTGCGCTGAAGATGAATCTGCCGACGCATACGATCTTAGACTATGAGTATAAAGACACCCCAGTAGATATTCTCTTCATATCAGATTCAGCGAAGATGTTTGAAGGTGAGTTCACCGCTTTCCGACCACAAGAATATAATGTAATTCAGCGTGAGCTTGCTAGGTTCTCACACGATTGGGAGGTTGGCTACACGACTGCTGTGAAGTGTCCTAATATTACCTCTGAAAATCTTAGCACTGGCATTAAGAAGTCCTGTAAGACTCACTTGCATGACACCATTGATCACTACAAGCCTCGACTTGTATTTGCTTGCGGTAAGGTCGCTACCACTCTCCTATATGGTAAGGCGAGAGAGGAAAGTAAGATTCGCGGCAAGGTTGATGATCTTATCACAGAGGCAGGGACAAAGTTCCAGGTAGTGCCCATTATTCACCCTTTCCAGGTCGTAGCAGAGCCTAAGAACGCCTATCTTTTTCGGACTGACCTGGAGAACGCATTAAATAATGAGCTTTTAGGGAAGGCTACAGACGCTCAGGTAGACCATACCCTTGCCATGAGTATTGGTGAGTTGAATGAGGTGAGCGGCGAGTTTATTGATACCGAGATGGATCTTGCTGTAGATATTGAGACCACTGGTCTTAATTTCCTTGAGGATACAATTCACACAGTCTCCATGACGCTCGTTAATCGTGACACTGGAGATCTCGGTAGGACTTTAGTATTGCCTATTGATCACAAAGAAGCAAAACTTGGTTACAAGGTAAAGGGTGCTTTCATGCGATTCGTCTGTCAGGTTATGGCAAATAAAAAGAACAGAAAGATATTGCAGAATGCCGGGTTCGACCTTAAGTTCTTGAAGCGTTATGGCGTCGAAGATGTGTATAATGTGTATGACACGAAGCTTTTGCAACACCTCTACAAAGAGGATGTTCCAAAATCTTTGGCCGATCTTGTCTACTACTACTTCCCAGAAGAAAAGTTCTAATGCTTACAGTTGAAGGTAAGAAGTTCGATTGGAAGAACATTCCATTGATTCAATGCGTTGAGGGTAATGCAAAGGATACCTACGCCACCGCAAAGGTATATGTAAAACTACTTGAAGAGGTCCGTCAGAAGAAGCTGGAACACCTGTATGAAAAGCTGATTGCACCTTTGACAGTTGCTTTCCGTGATATGGAATTTGAGGGATTGCTTATCGATGAGGATAAGCTCAACGAATTGGATGAGCAACTTCAAGACAAGCTCAGACTGGCAGACATCGCTTTACGAGAGGCTGCTGGTTTGGAGGAGGATGCTAACCTTAATTCCACTAATCAACTTGTAAAGATTATCTATTCATTCGAGAAGAATGATGAGGGTGAGTGGATTCAGGTTGACGACTTTGGTCTTGGGTTGTATCCTTTTGAGTTCACTAAAAAGGGCGCTCCTTCTACCAACGAGGAGACGCTGACCAAGGTGAAAGCCATGGTCGAAGAGGAGTTTACAGCGAGAGGCTTGAAGGTTGAATAACGAAGAAGTAAGCATTGCGAAGGCAGTCTTGAACAACATGTCTAATGATAAGTTGAAAGCTGCAAAGAAGTTCTTTGATCGTTTCTCGGAGTATAAGAAGCTGACCAAGCTTCACTCTGTCTATATCGAAGGTGCTCGCACTGCACTACAGAACACTGGCAACAGTAGGATGTATGTGAAGTATAACATCGATGGTACGGTTACAGGGCGCATCTCAAATTCAGGTGCTAACGTTGGTAGAAAGAAGACTGACAAGATTGGTGTTTCTTTTCACACGCTTCCTCGTGAGTCGCTAGATGTAAACATCCGTGATTACGTGGTGGCACCTAAGGGTCACGACTTCATCACTATTGACATGAAAGCGATGGAGCTAAGAGTTCTTGCTCATGTTGCTAATGAAGAAAATATGATCCACGCCTTCAAATCTGGCGTAGATCTGCACAGCTATTCTGCTGGTTTAACGTTTAATAAAGATCCCAAGGATGTGAGTAAACTTGAAAGGCAGATTGCAAAGGAGGTTAGCTTCCTGACAGTATATGGTGGCACTGCTTATACTCTTGCATCAAAACGCAACATTCCTGAGGATCGCGCTGAGGAAATTATCAATAGTTGGCTAGCGGCTTTTCCAGGTGTGGGTAGATATATGAATACGATTGATGACTATATCAAGCAGTTTGGTTACGCTAAGACCATCTTCGGTCGATATCGCCATCTTCCTAATGTACGATCACCTTTTAAGGGTGTTCGTCGTGAGGCTTTCCGACAAGGTTTGAACTTCACAATTCAATCTGCTGCTAGCGACATTCTACTTTGTGGTATGCTTGGCGTTATTGAAAAGCTTAAGGGTATGAAGGCCAAAGTCGTGGCAACTGTTCACGACTCGATTGAGCTTATAGCCCCTAAAGAAGAAACCAGGAAGGTTGTTGAAATTGTTAGTGATGAGCTTGAGAACTACCACTACTTAAAAGAAAACTTCAACATCCACTTGAGGGTTCCTCTTGGCGTAGATGTTGAAGTTGGTTCTAGCTTTGGTAACGGTGTAGAGTACGAACTCTAACACCCCTAGGCATCACTTCTTTTTAGATTTAGGCACGCAGTCATTAACTATACGACCACCTTTCATTTTAGTGCCAACTTTTTTATGAGTCTTCCAACATTCGACCACCATCTCAGCTAAAGCTAATCTAGCATTTCTAATAATTTTAGTCGAATCAGTAGCAGGACCGATTAATCGGTCCCTATCCTTATCCAGTTTCTCTTTCCTGCCCTTCCTTTGCTGTGCTATTCGTGCAGCCATTTGTCTCTGAACTCTATTCGCATCGTTCGAATCTGTTTTTGTTGAGGTCTTAGTATCCTTGTTCTTTTTCGAACCTGTTGAGTTTGCGGTCTTCTTAGTCTTCTTCCTTTTAGCTTGTTGTGCTTCGACTCTGTCGATGTGAGCCTGGTGTCCTGCTTTGTCATAATACTTACTACCTTCACCGGGAACCTTAGGTTGTGATATATTACCCTTCGTTAATGGTCTATCGGAACTTTTACCCTGTAAAGTTGATTTAGATGTTGGAGAACCTCGTCGCGCACCGGGACCGCGACCGCTTTTGGTTTTAGGAAGGATTGATCCTGGGATGGGTTTAGGGTCTTCACCTTTCATTCGCTTGCGTTTAGCAATTCTTGCCAAAGCTCCGGCCCGACCAGACTTAGCTTTTAGAACTTGTCTGCGCGTGCGGCTTCGACCAGTGGATGTATCCATGCCAAATCCAAGAATTCCTTCATCTAACATGGACATCACAATCATTTCACTCATTCTGTCCAAAGCATCGGAGTTTATATCAGTTGAGCAATTCCACTTACGCAGAGCTTTGTTGATACGGCTATCAGGATCTCTAGCAGTCTTGGCAGAGGTTAGGCGTTTTTTCATGCCACCCATACGAGCGCAGAAAGATTTGCGACGGTTGGCAGACTTACTGCCCTTTTTGAGTTTTGAAGGCTTAGTAGTTACAGCAGTCTTAAGCTTGGACCCTGGGTTCTCCGCTCTGTAACGCTTTACACCCTTATCTGTCAGCCCTCCTGCCGCAGATTTGTCACCACTTTTGACGGAAAACTTCTTTGGCATTTTACCCTTTTCATTCAATGATTGATTACTCATCAGCTATAATACTCCTATACTATTTACCTGAATAGCCTGTTATATGGATGATAAAATTATAGACTTTCTCCAAGACAAGAAAAGCGGTGTATCCCTTGTGGATCGTATGGTTGCTAACTCCTCCTTGAAGACAGTTAATGCTGCCCGCTGTTCTTATAATAATGAGAAAAGCTTGTTTGATGAGAAAGACCAAAAACTTACAAAGTTTCTTTGGTCACATGAGCACACATCTCCCTTCCGTCACTCCTACTATACATTTCAGGTGAAGCTGCCTATTTTCGTGGCAAGGCAGTTGATGAAATATCAGGTTGGTTCAGGGTTTAGGTCGGTAGAGGCTGACGGAAGGGAGGTATTTATTGAGGAGTTTGATCACTTGTATGATATAGACAAGGGATGCTCCTGGAATGAGGTTAGTGGTAGATACACTCAAACCTCGGATGATTACTACATTCCTGCGGAATTGAGGTCTAATCCTCCACATGGGAACAAGCAGTCCTCTGGTGAGTATGAAAACCCCATGGATGAAAACACTATGGGTTACATGTATCCTGGTGAGGTCATCGAATACATGGATCAGCTATGCATTAATTCCCTTTACATGTATAATCGCATGGTGAAGAATGGCGTAGCTAAAGAGCAGGCAAGAGGCATCCTTCCTCAATGCATGTACACTAAGGCGTATTGGACCCTTAGCCTCCAAAGTATTATTTGGTTCTTACACCAGCGTCTAAAGCCAGACGCTCAGTATGAGATTAGAATGCTCGCTGAAGGAATTTACGAGCTTATGAGAGATGATCTGTGCAAGCTAGGTATTACAAAGGAGAATCTGTGAAGAAATGCCTGATTATTGGAGACACTCACTACGACACTAAATGTGAAGGATATCTCCAAAGCCAGATAGAATCTACGATTAGGCTTGTCAATGAATACAAGCCAACTCATGTTGTTTTCCTTGGTGACATTTATCATCATCGAAAGCCATCACCTGAGGTAATCGTAGCTACACATGATATGTTCAAGAAACTTGCTCTGACCCCAGGTTTGAAATTCATGTACGTGCTCAGAGGAAACCATGATTCGCAAAATAGAAACGATGACGGGTTGACTGCGCTGGAAACACTTTGCTACCCAGGGTCGAAAGTGCGGCTTGTCCAGCAAACTCATATTGATACTGATCTTAAATTCTTACTAATACCACACTATGAAAATGAAGAGACGATTAAGGAGCACCTACGTAGAGGACCTGATGATAATTATATCGCTTTCGGCCATTTCAGCTATTGCCCTGATCACCTTGGCATCCGTGGCTTTGATTCTGACCTTAAGCTAGCTAACTTTGAATGTCGAACCATTCTTGGTCACATTCATAAATACCTAGAGGACGAGCACGTAACCATTTTAGGGACTCCCTGGTCTACTAACTTTGGGGAGGCTGATAACGAGCATTACGTAGGAATTCTGGAGGAAACTCCTAGCGGCTGGGGTCCACTTAATAAATTTAAAGTGGGATTCGGACCACGCTTTTACGAGGCTCCTTACGATGCTCTTGAAGCAATGGAGGGTGAGATCTCAGATCCTAACTACTTCACTCTTCTGCGAGTAACTATTGATAAATTCTCAGAAGATCCACCTTCTCTTCTCCGCGCCGACATTGCTAATAAATTTAAAGTGGCTTATGTCGATCTAAAGTTTCAACCCGTTTATGATGATACTCTAAACGAAAGATTGTCGGGCTATGATCCTAATGTGCCTTTGACTGTAATTGATGCAGACATCATTGGTAAGTATATTGAAGAGCAATGCTCCACAATACCGAAGGAGAGATTAGAGGAGGGATTAAACCTTATAAAAGATTATGCAGATCAAGAAGATCACAGCTAAAAACTTCTACTCCTTCAAGCGGTTAGACTTAGACTTTTCCGACCTTGATGGGATTACCAGGATACTTGGTACCAATAAAGATAGTGGAGGATCCAATGGCGCTGGTAAGAGTGTCTTGTTCGAAGCTGTCACATGGGGCATTTATGGAACGACGATTCGTAAGTCCACTGAAGCGGCTCTAGTCAACTCTCAAGCTGGTAAGGATTGCTCTGTATGCGTTGAAATTAATAAGCAGGGTGTTGGGACCATTGTAATTACAAGGTCTAAGAGGCCCACTGGTTTGGACGTAGAAGTTAATGGTTCTCTGATAAACAAAGCAAACGCTACCCAGACTCAGGAGGCTCTTGAAGATTTGCTTGAGAGCGATTATAAATCTTTTCTAGCATCAGTAGTATTTGGTCAGCACTCCACCTTTACTTTCCTGGACTCAACCCCTGAGGATAAGCGTAAGATAATCAAGAATTGTTTTAACCTTGATGACATCTTCTCAAAGAGAGCGTCTGTAAAGCAACTCAAATCTTCATACCAAGGTGAGCTAAAAGTTATCGGAACCCTGATAGCGAACCTTGTCAACGAGAAAGATAAGTTGCAGGCTGAAGTTCCCGACGAGAAGTACAAGCTGATGAAGCTGCCTAGCCTGGAGAAAATCTTAAAAGATGAATCCAAGATTGCTGAAAATCAGAAGCATATAAGAGAGTATCAACGAGCAGTAAAGAAAGAACGTGACCGTCTTCGTAGAATTAACGATGCAATTAAAGAAGGAGTCTACGAGGACGAGAAAGAGTGCCATGTATGCAAAAGCAAATACACCAAGTCCCAAACCAAGCAAGATGTTATCGACCTCAGTGGAGACGCAGACGAACTGGCCCTACAGATCAAAGAAAAAGAGATCTTGATCAAGGATCTTAAAGAAATAAACGAGACATCAGTGCCCAAGATCTCCTCTTCTGAGTGGGCGAAATATAATAAGAAAAATAAACAGATAGAGAATGCTCAAAGTAGCATACATAGACTATCCCAAGTATCAGCACAGTTGGAGGAATACGAAGCCAAAAGGCTGGAGCTTGATTCTCTACTTGAGGTTATGAAGTTCTGGGAGATTGCCTTCTCAGAAAAGGGACTTATTCGTTATATCATTAGGAACATTTTGGATTACTTCAACTTACGATCTAATGAGTATGCTTCAATCCTTACTGGTGGACAGTTCTCTTTAGAGTTCAATGACGAATTGTCTGAGACCATTTGTAACAACAACGTAGAGACCAAGTATATTTCTTTATCTGGGGGTGAGAAAAGGAAGGTCAACCTAGCTATAATGCTTGCCCTTCAAGATCTTAGCTCTAAGATTTCGAGAACTGATTGCAACCTCTTGTTCTTTGATGAGGTTTGTGATAACATCGATAATCCTGGTATCTTGGCCGTCAATAATCTTCTTCGCACTCTCGAATCCCAGAATCCTGAGAAGAAGGTTTTAGTGATTACACATAATAATTATTTACAGGAACTTCTGGGAGATACGAACGCAATTACAGTTAGAAAACACAAAGGTATTAGTAAGGTCAATCATGGCAATTAAGCAGTTGGATAGTTTGGGTCAAGATATTTTTATGCAGCGTTACGCTTACCCTGGCGAAACGAAATACTCCGAGAGATGCAAGTCGATGGCGAAGCACATCGCGTCTGTTGAGAGTGAAGAAGAAATTGAAAAGTATGAGAAGAAGTTCTACGATGCTTTAAGCACAGGTGATCTCGTCCCTGGTGGCCGAATTATTTATGGTGCTGGCCGTAGTCAACAGAATCTTCTCAACTGCTATGCTATTGAGCCTGAAGACAGTGTTGAATCTATTGGTAAGACCATTCAAGATATGTATCGCATCTCCTGTGGGGGTGGTGGCATTGGTTTTAACTTTTCCAAGATTCGTCCAAAAGGCGATGACATTGGTAACGTGAAGAACTCTGCTCCTGGCTCTGTGTCGGTGATGCAAATGATTAATGAGGTAGGAAATCATGTTAAAGCAGGTAAAAACAGAAGAACCGCGCTTATGGCGGAACTTAATGTGGATCACCCTGATCTACTGGACTTTTTGCATATTAAGCTGGATCTTTCTCAGCTAACAAACTTCAACATCTCGGTTGCAATTACCGATAAGTTTATTGAAGCATGTGAGAACGATGACGCTTGGCAGTTCAAGTTTGGTAATCGAGACTACAAGGTCTACTCGGCAAACAGAATCTCTAGTGACGGACACAGTGAGGTCATTAACATTGTTGCACTGTCTGAAGAGGATGCTCTCGGTCGTGCAAAGCAACACCATCTTCGTGGCTGGGATGATCAGTTTGAGGATGTTCAGGAAGTTCAGTTCAAGGCTATTGATCTGTGGAACCGACTGTGGGAAAATGCGGTGAAGTCTGGCGAGCCGGGTATCTTTAACCTGTCGCTGACGAACCGTTACACCAACATGTCCTACTTCCTTCGCATGAACGCCACTAACCCTTGTGGTGAGATTCCGTTGGACTCGTATGCTAACTGCTGTCTGGGTCACGTTAATCTGTCCAACATGGTGAACGAGGAAGGCGACGATCTGGATTGGAACCGACTTGCTAGAACTATTCGCACTGGCATTAGATTCCTCGACAACACGCTGACTGCAAACCACTACCCGATTGAGGAGTGCAAGATAGCAGGTGATCGTTCCCGTCGTATCGGACTTGGCACAATGGGTCTGCACCACATGCTCATTAAGCTTGGCATCAAGTATGGCACGGATAAGTGCATCGAGTTCATTGATCGACTCTACACCACGATTCGTAACGAATCTTACCTTGCGTCGGTTTACATTGCTCGTGAGCGTGGTTCGTTCCCTGAGTTCAATGCTCGCAAGTATTTGAACGAAGAGTTCGCTAAGACTCTTCCGGCCCGAATCCGAATGCTTATCAAGGAGCATGGTATTCGTAACGCTGTGATGCTTACGGCTGCTCCTACAGGTACGATTTCAATGGTTCACGGAGCTTCAACTGGCATTGAGCCGATCTTTGCTCCAATGTATAACCGTCGTTACCGTGAAGGAAACACTTGGAAGTCTACTCTTGTTCTTGACCCTCTGTTCAAGGAGGAGTTGATGAAGGGTAGTAATGGTCGGCATATTGTGGGATCTTATGATATTACCCCTGAGCAACACATGGCTGTTCAAGCCTGCATTCAGAAGTATGTTGATAATGCCATTAGCAAGACCATCAACCTCCCTAACGATGCAAGCCACGAGGTTGTTTCTAAGATGGCTCTCAAGTATGCTCCTTATCTCAAGGGTATGACGGTCTACCGTGCGGGATCCAAGGGCATGGAGCCTTTAGAAGCTTTGTCTCCTACTGAGGAGAATATTGCCAAAGCTAGGGAGCTTATTGCCTCTGAACAAGCAGAGACTGAAATGGCAGTAGAGGCTTGTAAGATTGGTGGGGAGTGCGGAGCCTAATGCCTTACTATAACTATTACTGCGTGGAGTGTGACAAAGAGGAAATGCGTCATATTCCTTTGGTGGATGATGTATTCACTGAACAAGTTTTAGTTAGCAGTCTCAGTCAGGAAGAAATTGATGCTCTTCCTGACTGGGATGATCCTAGAGATTATGAAGTTTATAAGGAAGTTAAGTATGGTGATATGCCACCTGATGTGGTAGACTGTCATTGCGGTGGTAAAGGCGAACGATTAGTTGAAGGCGCACCACAAATTAAGCACGGTAGAAATTCCTATCAAGCTTTGAAAGAAAGACAAAGATATCATCATTACGGCATGGATAAGAAACAAGGTGACAAGTTCTTGCAAGAGTCAATTGAAGCTTCTAAAAAGAGAAGAAAGGATGGACACCAGCACTATGCTAAAATAGTTCCTAATTATGAAGTTCTTGCTAAGGAAGGCTCAGTAAAAAAATTGAATGACAAAGAAAAAGCAGAGAAGACCGAAGCCATGAAGAGCGTAAATGTATCACTAACTAAAGACAGCACTCTTGGCAGAGGGGCTAATAATAAGAAATCCTAAATCCCGTAAACTCCGAACCTATCATACAAAATGCCCTACCACATCTCAGACAACACCAAGCGTGGTTGTTTGTATCTTCTCAAGAAGGACGTTGAGTTCTTCTCTGAGATCGTTCCTCTTCTAAAGCCTGAGTATTTCGACTTCCCTGCATACAAGAATGTATTCTTAGGTGTTCGTAATTACTATGAGAAGTATCAGAAGCTTCCATCCGACTCGGTTCTTCCCGATTATATCAATGCTAATGTCTCGGGTGCTTCGGATCTCGGTGTTGATTATGAGAATACCTTGGCCGAGATTAATACGATCGACAAGTCTTGCCTTGGAGACCGTGAGTTCCTCCTTGATACTGTTGAAATCTTTGCTCGTAATAAGTCTATGGAGCAGGCAGTAAGGAAGGCTATTGTCATCTTAAACGAAGAGGGTGAAATTGCTGAGGTTGAAGAGCTTGTTAAGGATGCCCTACTCGTAAACCGTAATGTCGATGTTGGACAAGAATATTTTGATGATGTTCACGCTAGGCTTTGTCGATCCTACGAGGAGAAAAATCAGACAAAGATAGGAACTGTCTTCAAAACTCACGATAGAAACTTGGAAGGTGGACTCGCACCTAAAGAGCTAGCTATGGTGGTAGCTCCTCCTGGCGTTGGTAAGTCTCTTTACCTTGTTAATCAGGGTGCTCACGCTATCTATGAGGGCAAGAACGTCCTCTACGTCTCTCTTGAGATGAGCCAGGACAAGATTGCAGGTCGATTCGACTCTGTTCTGACTGAGATTCGTAACTCAGACCTAAAGAAGCCTCAGGCTCAAATCAAGCTTAAGGGTCGCCTGCAAGAGGTGAAGGAAAAAACTAATGGCAGGCTTATCATTAAGGAGTTCCCCACTGGAGCTTCGAATGTGAACCAGCTTAGATCTCTATTGGTGCAGTTAAAGCTTCACAGGAATTTCGTACCTGACCTGATTATCGTAGATTACCTTGAACTCTTGAGACCAAACCGCATCATTGATTCTGAGTATCAGGCCCAGCAGCGTATTGCTGAGGAGCTTCGCGGTCTAGGTGTTGAGCAGAACTGCTTGGTGTGGACAGCCTCTCAGACTAATCGTCAGGCCCGAAGAGTAAATATTATTACTGACGCTGAGTTGGGAGATTCCTATGGTAAGATTCGACCGGCTGACTGGGTTATTTCGCTCAACCAGAATCAAGAGGAGTATGATGAGGGTGCCATGCGTGTTTTCGTTATTAAGGCTCGTGATTCGAAGCAGCACTATCTAATCAATATTGCGGTAGATTACTCAACTCTACAGATGAAGGAGCCATCTTATGAAGAACAGCAAGCCGACTGATTTCCCTTTTATTAAAGAAAAGAAGCACATCTACAATAAATTTGTAGATAAGGAGATTGGAGAGCTAGAATTAGGGTGGGCTACTTTTACCTTTGAACTCCATTCAGACCTCCATCAGGACGACCAAAAGGTCGATGGCGTCTGTTGTTGGGACGAAAGATCAATTAAATTAGAAATGAATCTTTCTGATTTCGATGCTAGAGAGACTATAATTCATGAAATCTATCACTGTATGCTAGAAGGTGTAGGATTAGACGAGAAAAACTTTGACCAGCAGAGGATGTTCATGTCTAATGAGCAACTTGTAGTAGCTCTTACAAAACAGACCATGCTCATCCAGAAGCTAAACCCTAAACTGTTCGCAACAATCTATGCTTGATCCAAATAACATTACACAAGAAACTTACGAGGGTGCCGTCAAGGATATGGGGCAGGTAGCCCGAGATCCCAATGAGGTGGCTGACCAGCTTCGTGAAATTTCTGCCCTTTATGGCTATTATTATGGTATAATGATTAAAGCCAAGAGGCTATTAGACAACGCCGAAGATGCTTTGGAGAATTACAAAGCCTCTGCTCGCACTAGTAAGAGAAGCGAGGGGGTTAAGTTGACCGCAGTTGCGGCTGAGGATTATGTACAGTCTCTAGAATTAACTGGGGAACTAAATAAAGAAGTGCTTCGTCTCAAGGAAGGTTACGGTTATGCTAAGGGCATCTGTAGCACCCTAGAGATGAAGAAAGATATGCTTGTCCAGCTTTCCGCTAACAGTCGGCAGGAATCCAAGCTTTACCAATAACTTGTTAGCACTCAACAGCAAATCAATACTAAGCAAAATACAATGGCAAAAACACTAGCAGAACTTCGTGAGATGCACAAGAGCATGATGTCAGAGACTAAGCCCGCTACCAATAGTGGTGGAGGGAAGTCTGACTGGGCATCGTTTGAGGATGGCGATAACATCATTAGGTTCCTTCCTGGAAAGGAAGATCCTCTTGAGTTCTTCGCTGAGGGGCACGTACACAAGTATCAGGATGACCAGGGGATGTGGCGCAACTACAAGTGTCGCAAGACTCAGAACGAGAAATGCCCTGTGTGCGAATACTACTTTGATCTTTGGAAGCGTCACAAGGAACTCAACCTTGGTAAGGATGAGAATGGTAGGAACGTCAAGTCTAAGTATGGTGACCTCGCGGTCAAGATTAAGCCAAAGGCTCGATACTACTCCATCGCTGTCATCCGATCCTTGGAAGAGGCTGGCGAAGACCCAGTTAAATATGTAGCAATGAGTCAACAGCTTTTCGACCGTGTTATGCACGCCATGGTAAGCGATGACTACCAGGATGAGGACGATCCTGATAACACGACGATCATCTCGCTTGAGCGGGGTAACGACTTTAACGTGAAGATCACGCGACAGGGCCAGTTCCCGAGCTTCGTAGAATCTAGCGCAAAGTACAAGAAGTCTCGTGCTGGAACACCCGCTCAGGTGGCTGAGTGGATGGATAACGAACTGAACCTTCAATCTCTTGTTGAGATTGATAGCTACGAGAAGGGTAAGGAACTTGTTATGGGTTTCGAAGCTTCTCTTAACCCTATTAGGACCGAGACGACCTCGGACAGTGGGGAGGATTTACAAGTATGATGATTAAGAAATTTTGGTTGACAGCCTTCTTCGCTACTGTGATGGGCTTGTTATGTACTGGTTGCGCTTTGGCGGAAAGTCTTTTTGCCGACAAGGTAGTGACTACAATTGGTAATGTGACCCCTGCGGGTCGTGCAGACGCAGTCCCGGCTGATTTAGGTATGCTTCCACCAGAGGTCGCAGGCAAGATGGCTGCTACGGGGGAAACCTTAGTTTTGGTGGACAAGGCTCATGTTCTAGACCCTACAGCGGATGTCGTTGATGTGATGGATCCTGGTTCAGAAGCCTTAGATTCTGCTATCAGCATGGCTCTTGGAGGTCTTAATACTGTCTTCCCAGGGGTTGCCGCCCTTGAGGGTCTTGGACTCCTGTTTTCAAAGAGAAAGCGTAAACACTATGGTGCTGCTGTAAAGGCTGCTGTTCCAGGCAATGGTAAGATGGAACTGAAGGATGCGGTAATGTCGTTGGGCAAGGCTATCGGAGCGGCTCACAGTTCGGATGGTTCTAAGAAAGTCTTCGAAGAGGAAGATAAGAAACCTACGGCTTCGGCATAAAAAAACAAAGGGCGAACCAATGTTTCTACCTCAGGTTATAAACCTGAGGTAGTTTTTTTTTATACCCATTGAGCTATAATGTCTTCATGCGTAAACTGAAGATACTGGTCGTATTCGCAAATCATGGAGGGTGCAGCTACTATAGACAACTCTCCCCAATGAAGATGATGCAGGAGATGTTACCTGATAAGGTTGAAGTTCGATACACTGACAACCCTTTGGAGGTAGACCCTGAAAAGAATTATCAACCTGATCCTGAGAAGTTGGGGGATATGAACTGGGCTGATATCGTATTTGTAGCCAACATATTAAAGTTTGGGGGACCTTATACTGCAAGAGTCATAGGGCTAGCAAAGGAGTTGGGAAAGTTTGTCCACTTTGACACTGATGATTTGTTAACTGGTCTTTATGAGGAGCATCACCTTTATAGCACTTACAAAGACAATAAGTTAGACGAGATCACCAAGTTCTGCTACTACAATGCAGACTTAGTTACAGTGACTCAGATGAAGTTTGCTAATCGTATCAAGCCTTACATAAGAAAGTGTATGGCGGTGATTAAAAACGTTATCGATTACTCTTTGCCAGCTTGGAATCATCCAAGGAGTAAGGCAAAGTTTACTAGGATTGGTTATGCTGCTGGCATTCACCACCGTGGCGACGTTAAAGTATTCAACGCAATTCCTCACCTAGTTAATCAGAAAGTTGGGAGAGAGAATGTGCAGTGGAACTTCTACGGTCACCCACCTCCAGACCCAAAGAAGAAGGGTACATGGGAAGCCAAAGTGTGGCCCGAGTATATGTCTCATCTCCTTAACGGATTTAAGGGATCTAAAAATTACAACATTCATTACGCCCTACCTCCAAATGATTATGGTAGGTATTATGCCGACATGGATGTTGCTATTGCTCCTTTAGAAATGAATGAGTTTAATGATTCTAAATCTGATATTAAAGTTGCAGAGTGCTCACGTTACAAGATTCCTTTGGTGGCCAGTAATGTAGGGTGTTATGAGGATACAATTGTTAACGGAGAGACAGGTTATTTAATTGAACCCGGTGCTCCTAAGTCAGAATGGGTTAGGGTTCTTTCTAAGATCTGCAAGGATAAGAAGCATCGAATTGAACTTGGTCTAAATCTACATGAAAAGACTAAGGATTTGTTTGATGGGCGAAAGCAAACACTGGCAAGATTTAGTTTATACGAAGCTGCCATAAAGGACACGGGGCATAAGTTAGATGATTAAAGTTGTTAGTGGTTGGAGTGGTCCTGGAGGATCTACCGTTGCATTCAACAATCTTGTTAACTTGTTTAATAGTAGGGGGAGAAATGCATGTTATTACACTGCTTCTAAGTGGGACGGTGTTACCTGTAAGTGGGATAGCCATCAGAACCTTAAGTTTAATAGGGATGACGTTGTCATATACCACTTCATGAAGTTTGCCAAGCGCCCACCAGTCCATAAGCTGATTCTTTCATGTCACGAGACTCAAGTCTTTCCCATTAAAAATCAAAAAGATTTAATCTACGATGATGTTCACTTTGTCTCTCAGTTTCAAAAAGATTGGCAGGATGTAGATGGACAAGTGATCCCCAACCTTTTCAAGAAATACGCACCGAGACCTAATAAATTTAAAGTGAGTTGTGCTGGAGTTTTAGGAAGTATCGATTCGAACAAGAGGACGCATAGATCTATTAGCAGGGCTTTGGATGATGGGCATACAGATGTGAGAGTGTATGGGGGCCTCTCAGACCTTGGATATTTCAACGCCGAGGTATTGCCCTTGTTGGGTGATAAAGTCTCTTACAGAGGCGTAGCGAGCGACATGCAGGCTGTTTATAACACTCTTACGGATGTCTATCACTCTCCTGAGCTTGAAACGTTTAATCTCATAAAGCCCGAGTGTGAATACGCTGAAGTAAACTATCATGGGGATGAGGGAAACGACACTCAAGCTGAGTATTGGGATGATGATAAGGTTTATGACACATGGAAAACTTTAATTTTCACATAATAACACCTGTCTACAATGCAGAGTCTTGGATTTCAAAATGCATTGAAAGTGTGAAGAGCCAGTCTCACTCTAACTTTAAACAAGTTATTGTTGATGATCATTCCTCCGACAACACTTTAGAGGAGGCTAAGAAAGCAATTGCAGGCGATGATAGGTTCGTACTCCTAACTAAAAATTCTAAGTTAGGCACGATGCATGGACACATGGCTGCGATGGCTCATGCGTATAATCCCGAAAGTATAATGGTTCACTTGGACGGTGATGATTGGTTCTCAAGTGTTGAGGTGTTAAGCACTCTTAACGAGGCATATCAGGACTCAAACGTTTGGGCTACTTATGGTAACTATGAGACAACAGATGGCACCCCATCATATTGCAAACCGATTCCAGACTTAAGCAAGACTCCTAGAGAATACTTGGCAACCAACTGGATCTTTTCTCAAGTAAGATCATTCAGAGCTTTCCTTTGCGAAGGGCTTTCTTCGGAAGACTTCATGTCAACCGATGGAGGCTTCATTGCTGTGGCAGACGTTGCTGTATTTGTGCCGGTTTTGGAGATGGCTGGCCTAAACAGAGTGAAATATATTGATAAAATTCAAATGATCTATAATAGAGACACGCCTAACAACGATGACAAGGTGAACAGGTCGTTAGTGATTGCCCATGCCAGAGAGGTAATAATGAAGAAGCCTAAACAGTTATGGAAAAAAGAAAGATAAACATTATTGGTAGCACCTTTGCAGGTGATAAATCAGCGACGCATGGTAAAGACTCAAAGTATATTGAATGGGTTACTGATGGTAGTTCTGATGTGTCAGTGCATGTTGATGATGGACTCTTTCAGCCGTCCATAACTTCTAAGAGATTCGGTTGGATCCTAGAGTCTCAGGCAATCGTGCCTCAGGTGTATGCTAACGCTCCCAATGTCTTAGATAATTATGAGTGTATATTCACTCATAGTAAAGAGCTTCTTGATTTAGATAGTCGTTTCAAGTTAGCTCCTGTGGGAACTCATTGGATTAAGAAGCCCGAGATCTTCAAGAAGAAGAAAAAAGTTTCCATGATAGCTTCTAATAAAGTTATGTGCCTAGGACATGCAATCAGGCACGGATGGATTCAGAGACTACGGGATAAGGTTGATTTCTTTGGCAGAGGATTCAAAGAGATTTCTAACAAAGAAGAAGGACTAAACGACTATATGTTCTCTATAGCGATAGAGAATTGTTCTGTCCCTAACTATTTTACAGAGAAGATTGGAGACTGTTTCGCTGTGGGGACCATTCCCGTGTATATCGGTTGTACGAATATTGATAACTTCTTTAACAAAGAGGCTATAATACATCTTAACCATGAGTTGGATGTTAGCAATCTTACAGAAGAGTTGTATCTCTCAAAGCTAGATGCAGTTAGAGATAATTTTGAGCGTATCAAGAAGCATGAAATCTCTGAAGATTGGATTTACGAAACATATTTAAAGGACATGATATAATGCATAAACATTTATTAGACACAATGCATGAAATACCAGGAGTTTTTTCCCCTGGATGCTATAAGATATTTAGTGATCATATCGGAGACTGTGTAAACTTTGTAGAGACCGGGACACACTACGGAAATGGAGTGGCGATGGCTTTACTTATAGGCTTTGAGAAAGCCTATTCTTGTGAATTGAATACCGATAGGTATAGACATTGTAAAGAGCGATTCAAGGGATTGCCAGTTGAATTATTCAATGAAATGTCAACAAATGCCCTTCATGATATTCTGCCATCACTTAAGGGGAAAACTTTTTTCTGGCTAGACGCTCACGGTGAGGGCGGCGGCGTGCCGACGTATGAGGAGTTGGATATGATTTCAGAATACACAAAAACAGCCACCATCGCAATCGACGATGTTCCTGTGTATTTTGGGGACGGCAAGGAGCTTGAGAAAAAGCTTTTGAGTATTAACCCTCAGTATAAGATAAAGCGTCTCCCAACCATCAGAGAAGATTACGTCATGGTTGCTTATCTAGAGGATACTAACGAGTAACTCATGAGCAACTTATTAGTGAATCAGCCCGCAGGTCTCGGAGATATTATGTTTCTACAGACTTTGGTTAAGAATATCAACTTTTCTAAAGTTTACTGGCCTGTGTATGACCACTATCTGGACGATTGCAATACTTACCTTAGTAGTGAGAAGGTGACGTATATCTCTAATTCCTCACCAGCTTTGGATAATGGCGATCTTAAGTTTGATGGAGTTGCTAATTTTGATAAGTCTCACTTAATACATAAGACCGCGCAAAAAAGCTTCATGTATTCAAAATATGAAATGCTAGGTCTTGATCCTAGTATGTGGATGCTAGACTTTAAATATAGCAGGGATAGTGAAAAGGAATCTAATCTTTTCAACAAAGTGGTGAAGCAAAAAAAGTATAAACTGATAAATTTGGGATTTGGTTCTTCACCGGAAAGTAAGTTCTCCGAGAACACTAGGTCGGACTTACTAAGTAAATTTTCTAACGATGACTCTGCTGTTTTTCTGGAACCTGTTGAGGGGTTTAGTTTATTTGACTGGTCTAAGGTTATTGAACACGCGGATGAGATTCATACTGTAGAGACTTCCTTAGTATACTTAGTCGAATATTTACAAACTACCGATAAGTTGTTTATGTATCTGAAGGGCAGTAAGGAATCTTTTTTAACTCAGTATGACGGCTGGGATTACATTTGTAGAATACACAATAAGAACTGGGAGTACGAAGCACTATGATTTATGATAAAAAGTTGTTAACAGATGAGCAGGGAAGTTCTGACCTTATTCCTAAAAGAATTTATGCAGATAAAGTAATCACTTTAGATAACATAGCGGCCATTAACCAACGGTATATGGGTGCAGGTATGTCTCAAAATTTTCTTGCCATTCCCTGGTTTGAATACTATCTAGACGCTCACCAGTTTGAGTACATTGCAGAGTTCGGCAGTCAAAAGGGGTGCCTCAGCACTTACTTTGCTAACTATGCAGGAATCACTGAGAAAGTATTCTTTGATACTTTTGAATTGTTCCCTGATAAAGACTGGTGGAGCAGACCCAATGAAGGGGCCGGACACTGGTTTAAAAAATTAGCAGAGATCTCTCCATATATCAACTATCATCACCAGGATGTATTCAGTAAGGAGACGATAGATCATGTTTCTGAAAATATTCAAGAGCACAAGACATTTATCTTTTGTGACGGTGGAGATAAGGTTAAAGAGTTTAACACATATGCACCCCTTCTAAAGCCAGGAGATTGCATTGCCGTGCATGACTGGGGAGTTGAGATTCATATGCATCAAATTGAGGATACTATTAAAAAATACAATTTAGAGGTTGATCATAACTTTGCTCAATCTGCTCAACAGTTCGGAACTTGGATTATGCCTTTTAGGAGGGTAAAGTAATGGGAGAGTTATATATTCACGATCTAAATCCTTATTTAAGAAAGTACTCTTGTGCTTCTTTTGTAGAAACTGGAACGGGAAAGGGGACTGGGACGCAGCACGCCCTTAATCATCCCTTCAAATCTTTGTATAGCATAGAGTATGTTAAAGAACTCTACGAAGAATGTAAATCTAAATTTTTCGATCCTAGGTTGAAGCTAATTAATGCGGATTCCCTTGTAGGCTTGGAGCTTGTTTTGGAAGACTTGAGTGAAGAGCCTTGCCTGTTTTGGCTCGATGCTCACTTCCCAGGAGCGGACTTTCATTTCAACAGCTATGATCACCTAGCTGACCAGCCTAAGCTGCATAAACCTCTTAAATATGAAGTTGAGTTGATTGCGTCTAAGCGGCCTAATAGTAAAGACGTTTTCATTATTGACGATTTGATGATCTATGAAGATGGTCCTTTTGAGTTATTGAATCAAGAGTTTAAAGATAAGTATGGTGAACTGGGCACGGACTTTATTTCTAATGCCTTTGGTGAAACTCATACTTTTACTAGAGACTACAGACATCAAGGATTTCTAATCCTAACTCCAAAGGTTTAATTATGAAACGAAAGGTGGATATAGTTATTCAGGGGGGTCTGTGGCCGAGCACTATTGACAATGCTCATGCCTACCTTTCCAACGAAAATGTTAATAAGGTTTATGTTTCCACTTGGAAGAATGAGGTTCATAAAAAAGAGATAACTGATAGCAGAGTTATTCTAATTGAAAATGATAAGCCCTCGTACATAGGACCTGGAAACTTGCATCTTCATTTACTCTCTACTCGCGTCGGAATAGAAAATTGTGAAAAGGATATTGTTTTAAAGGTTCGTTCTGACGAGAAAATTTCTGATAGTGGCCTTACTACCTGGATTGATTTCTTTTTCAACCATGAGGGTGAAGAAACTTTATCTTACTTAGATGGGACAAAGCAGAAAAGTAAGATATGTGCAGTAGGTATAAATACCTTACATCCTTATCATCCGCAGGATCATGTATTTATAGGGTATAAGAGTGACTTACTAAAATTCTTTAATATGCCCTTTTCAGAAGCACCGCCACAAGGGCCAGAGCCCGTTGAGTTCTCTACTAGAACGATGCATCTACGGAACCCAATATATATTGGGTCTAATTACTATGCTATGTTCTTTGATGAAGCCAAACATCATTTAAATAATTATAAAGACTATCTTTTAGACGATTCTCCTAAAAGGTCGCAAGCCATGAGCTTTTATTTAAAACATATAGATTCAATTTTCCGTCCGATGCCTATTATTGATTTGTGGTGGGAGAAGTTTAACAAACAATACCCTTGGAGTTGGTATGGGAGCATGGGAGAGATGTACGGAGAAATGGATGTTTAAATTATTAATATTGGATGTGGATGGGGTTTTAACTGACGGAACCAAAGAATACGATAGACATCATAATGTTTTATCTAAAAAATTCTTATGTAAGGACTTTACGGCAATTAAGCGATTCATAGCTGCTGGAGTTAAAGTTGTAATGATCTCAGGGGATGAATGGAATAGGAGCATGGCAGAGAAGAGAAATATTGATTTCTTCTGCTCCAGAGACAATAATTTAAGTTTAGATAAATCAAAATATATTCATAAATTTTGTGAAGATTATCAGGTCTCACCCGCAGAAATGGCGTTTGTTGGGGATGATTATTTTGATTTGTCTATGTTTGAGTCTTTGGATGCTACTTACTGCCCCAGCGATGCCCCTCAGGCCATTAAAGAATGTGCAACTACAGTATGCGATGTGAAAGGTGGAGAGGGTGTTCTCGTAGAGATTTATGATAGATGTGCCTCTGACTGGTTAGTTGAAGCTTCCCCAGAAGAAGTCGCTAAGTTAGACAAAGAAGAAATATCAAGTAAGGAAATGGGATAATCATTACATGTACTATGATCTTGCTTTATACGGTCACTTAACTGTAGATCACATCTTTCATGACTTTGAAGAGTCTGTAACTTTAGGAGCAATGGCGAATGTCTGGAACGCATTGGTTAATTTAGATTGTGATCTCTCGATTAAACTAAATCCTGTCGCTTTGGGAACTGCTATGATCCTAGTTAACAAAGAAAAAGGTTTTAGGGTAGGCAAAGGTAATCTTAATTTAAAAACAGTAAACCCTTCTATATCAAAAGCAAAATGGCATCATATCATGTATCTCAATCAATTACGAGACGCTAGCTTTATCGATGAAATAGAAGATGGTATAATTTCTGTTGATTTAAGTTCTGGTGCTATGGATATAGAGCGATATCTTTCAAAGATAGACTATCTCTTTATTTCCGATGAGGATTTATTTATGGACATAGATGAGTTGGGGAGTAAGGTTAAAGGGTATGCAATTCTTCACTACCCTACAGGGAGTTATGTTACTGATGGAAAAGAGTCTTTTGAATGCAAAACTCCTCTAATCGAAGATGTTAATGTTCTGGGTGCTGGGGATATGTTTGCTGCAAGCTTTATGTCTCGCTGCTTAACTTCCCAGACTTCCCTAAAGAAAGTTGTCGAATACTCTCACTCTACAACAACTAAGTTACTTTTAGAGAAAAATGGAAAAACACATGAAAGCTAATATTATTTTACCTATTGCTGGCTTAGGTCAGCGGTTTGCAGACGGCGGCTTCGCAACACCTAAGCCTCTTATAGAGGTGGACGGGAAATACTTGGTAGAGAAATCACTAGACTCTATAGATACAACTGATGCAGATTTAATTTTTATTGTTCGTCAAGAACATATTGATTCTTTTTCAATAGATGCCAAGCTTAGGTATAAGTTCGGGCAGGATATAAAAATTATATCTGTGGACTATACTACGCAAGGAGCCTTATCCACATGTCTTCTTGCTAAAGATCTGATTAACAACGAAGCTCCTCTTGCAATATTTACTCCCGATTGCTATTTCGAGCCGCATATTAACGTGTCTAATATCTCTGAAGATTATGATGGATTGGTTTGTACTTTTACCTCACAGAGTCCAGCCCACAGTTATGTAACTTTAGATGAGAATAATTTGGTTACTCGCGCCGCAGAAAAAGAAGTAATTAGTAGTGATGCGGTCGGAGGGTTTTATTATTTCAAGACGGGTAGCATGTTTGTTAAGTATGCCGAAGACTTGGTTGAGAGGAACATGAGATCAAAAGGTGAGTTTTATATCTGCCCTATATACAACCTTCTCCTAGAGGATGGTCTTAAAATTGGAGTGGATAAGAATGATAAACACCTAATACTTGGCACTCCAGAGGATATTCTCTCCTATGAAAAAGGAAGGTAAGTCATAATGACAGATGCTAAATTAAAGAAGAGACTTCTTAAACTTTTATACGATCACAATGAAGAACATGTTGGAAGCTGTTTTTCTTGTATAGATTTTATTGACAATATTTTCTCTAAAAAAAATACTGATGATATTTTTGTTCTGTCTAATGGACATGCCGCTTATGCTTTATATTGTATTTTAGAGAAGTATCATGGGCATGATGCCGACAAGTTGGTAGAAAAACATTTAGGGCACCCTAACTTAGACCCCGAACATCATATTCATTGTTCCACAGGGAGTTTAGGTCAAGGGATTACCGTCGCTGTAGGGAGCGCAATCGCCAGCCCTCATAAAAAGGTTTACGTAACCCTGAGCGATGGTGAATGTGCTGAAGGCTCTGTGTGGGAGAGTTTACGGTATATAGAAGAAAAGAATCTAAAGAATATTGAAGTTCATGTAAACGCAAATGGTTATGCTTGTTACGATCCTGTTGATGTTGACTACTTAGAGAGGAGATGTAAAGCATTTCTGCCGAGCATTCACTTCCACAGGACAAACCCTTCTCCATTATCCTTTCTGCGTGGATTAGATGCTCACTACATGAAATTAACAAAAGAGGATTACGAAAGAGGTTTAAAGGAGTTAGACAATGAGTGTTAGAAAGAAGTTCTCTGAATTACTTTTTTATGAGATGGCAATTGATTCTCGTCTTGTGTTGGTCTTGGGCGATTTAGGCTGGAAGCAGTTTGATCAACACCGCCTCACTTACCCTGATAGGGTGTTTAATGTAGGAGCCGCAGAACAATTAATGGTAGGGGCTTGCGCGGGTATTGCTTTGGAGGGAAAGATCCCCATCTGCTATTCTATGACTCCATTTACCCTTTATCGTCCGTTTGAATTTATCAGAAACTATTTAGAAAGAGATCAAATTCCTGTTAAGCTTTTCGGGGCAGGAAGAGACAAAGATTATGATTGGCTGGGCTGGTCTCACTGGGCACACGACGATAAAGAGCACTTGTCGGGCTTTAAAAATATTGATAAGTTTTGGCCCAAAGACGCAGAAGAAATGAAAACTATCTTTCATGATGTCTTATATTCTCCCAAGCCTACTTATGTAAACCTATCGAGGTAAATTATGAAGCACATCAATATATTACTTCCTATAGCAGGAAAAGCGCAACGATTTGTAGACGCAGGATACCATTTGCCCAAACCTTTAATCATGGCAAAAGACAAGCACATAATTGATTGGGCTATGGACTCCCTTGATTTAGAGATTTTTGATACATTAAAAGAAAGCTTTTCGTACAAGTTAATTTTTGTTGTTAGATTGGAGCACATCAATAATTTCTCGATTGATGAAATTATTAAACAAAAATTTGGGGAAGACAATGTGGAGATTGTCGTATGTGATCACGACACAGACGGAGCAGTCTCTACTTGTCTCTTAGCAGAAAAACTCATCCAGGGTACTGATGGCTTGCTAGTCTATACCCCGGATGTGTATTTCAAAGAACCTTTTAATGTCTTAAATAACTTAGATCCTGATGGGCATATTCTAACTTTCAAGGCAAATAGTCCTGCACATAGTTATGTGAGGAAAGACGAAGACCCCTTATCTAAAAACTTTGAACAAGTAGTAGAGACTAGAGAAAAAGAAGTTATTAGTAATGAGGCTGCGGTTGGGGTATATTACTTTAATAGTGGAGATTTGTTTATTAAGTATGCAAATAGGATGATCTCCGAGAACTTGAAGAGTAAGGGTGAGTTTTATATCTGTCCTCTTTATGATCTGATGGTTAAGGATGGCTTATGCGTTACGACTAGTTTGGTGGATAGTATGCACGTTTTAGGTACCCCAGAGGAGTTAGAGTTCTTCGTTAATAATGTGGCACCTAAGTTTGGACAAAAGCCCATAGCTCTTTGTTGTGACCACTCAGGCTACATCCTTAAAGAACAGGCAAAGGAGGTTCTTCAGGATAATGGTATTGAGTACATTGACTTTGGCTGCTATAACGAAAAGGGATGTGATTATGGCGACTACGTTGCTCCCGCTGCTAAAGAAATAACAAGACAAGTGGACTTTGTTTTTGCCTTTTGTAGGACAGGGCAAGGCGTAAATATTCTTGCTAATAAGCTTGCTCTCGTTCGCGCTGCACTAGTGTTCGATGATTACATGGCTGAACATGCAGTTAAACATAACTGTGCTAATTTCTTTTCCATACCCTCTAAGTATGTAAATGTAGAAATTTTAGATGCAATCGTTAAACAACTAAAAGCCACCTCTTTTGAGGGAGGTAGGCATATGACTCGAATGAGTAAAACCATTAATGTATTGAAGAGGGATGACTGATACTATAATTAAAATAGCTCATAGAGGTAATTGGAAAGGCATAGACCCGGCCAGAGAAAACTCTAACAACTACATTAAAGAAGCTGTTGAATTAGGTTATCATGTTGAAGTGGATGTTTGGTTTATACGTGGTAACCTATATTTGGGCCATGACAAACCTCAATACCCTATAGAAGTAAGTTTTTTAGAGAATCCCAAATTTTTCTGTCATGCAAAAAACATAGAAGCTTTACATTTTATGTTGAAGAAACCTAAGATACATTGTTTCTGGCATCAAAATGATGAAGTTGCTCTAACGTCTAATGGTTTTATTTGGAAATATCCTGAAGTATATTTTGATGGTAAACTTTGGGGTATTTGCTCTGATTGGCTATTATAAAGCATAGAATCATATACACATGAAGGATAAGGTAACAATATTAATTCAAGGTCCTTTAAATAGTCGAAGTATAAATAACATACAAGAATATTTAAAATTTGGTAAAGTTGTTGTGTCTCATTGGGACGACGACGATACTACCCTTTTGGATAATTACGTCACTGAAGATGCTGACGTTAAGGTAGTTTCGCAAAGTCTAAAGAAATACGAAGGAGGAGTATGGGATCACACTCCACACTATGGCACTTTCCACCTAGCTTGCAAGACGACCTACCACGGATTGAAGGAAGTCGATACAGAATATGTTATAAAGACTAGAAGTGATGAGCGTTTTTCAAACCTTCAACCCATGATTGATCTATGCTTTGAATCGGACAAAATTGTGTGGGGCAATATATGGGCGCTTAAACGGTCCGCATGGAGTGCCATGGGAGGCGACTGCTCTGACCCGCTCGCTTTCCATATCGGAGATCATATTTTTATGGATAAAACTGAGAGACTAATGAAAACATATGATCTACTGTTCAGCGATGTAACCACTCATGACCGCATCGCTGAGTTGGGATTATCCAGAGCTTATATGAGAGCTAATGATTTTGGCAATGTTTCTGAGGCATACAAAATTATTGATATTAATGCTTTTGATGATTGGGTGGTAAGGCTAGGTGTAGCAGACCAAACATTTAGAAAGGACGAGGGCGAGGATCATAGTCATCCTAGAGGCCATGGCGTTGTTGATCCTGATACCTTTTTTGAGTAATACACATGTTTATAGATCACAAAAAAAAGGTAATATTTTTTCATATTCCAAAAACTGCTGGTTCTAGCGTTGGTGTGCTTCTCAAAGATGTAAACGGTTTACGCGGATCAGATCGTCTAGATCCTTTGCCTCCTATTCATCATATGAGCATGTTGAGTTATGACACGAGCGTAGAAAGTGAAAGCACCAGAGGATATGATAGAGTGACGTTTGTTAGAAATCCTTGGGATAGACTGCTCTCTGCATTTACAGAGTTTTCAAATCCTGTGTCTAGGCCCAAAGATACACAGGGCGCGGTTGCCTGTCTCATACAAGATGAGTATAAAAACAAAGGCTTTATAGGTTTCTGTGAAGACTTGCCTAAAATAAAAGATGTTGTTTTATCGGATATCCACTTTAAACCTCAGATGTCTTTTATCTATAATGACAAACCTAACTATGGCCTTTCCTACTTGGGAAGATATGAAACTTTGAGTAGTGATTGGTGTGCCATAGCAAGCAAGTATGGATACCCCCCAAAACTAGGATGGCACAGAAACTCGGGTCATCCGCACTACAAGGATATGTATTCTGAAACTACAAAAAATATAGTAGGTGAAATTTTTGAAGAGGATATAACTTCCTTGGGGTATGAGTTCTAAACAATGAATTGCATATTATTAAGCCACACTCATGTTTATCCTCATGAGCTTTATAAACATGATATACTAGATTTTAGTTTAAAGCACTACAGGAAGCATCACCCAAATGCATACTTAATTCTTACCGGTCATGGCGTCCGCCCTTCAGATAAAATTTTAGAAAATGTTGATCATGTTTACTGGGAGGATGAGGTTGATGCTAGTGAAATTGGTAAGGGCCACCCTCGTTTGGTTGATATAGGTGTTGATCATTCTATGGAAAAGGGATTTTCTTTCCTTTTAAAGAACAGAGCAGACAGTATAATTGTAGTTTCTGATATTTTTGAAAAGTGCATTCAAGCTTTACAGCAAGAAAGACGAGAACTATTAGTTTCCTACGGAACCTGTGCAGGTAAGAATTGGTTGGGGGATTTATTTACTTTTTGCAACCCTAAGGTTCTGAATTCTTCTTGGGATTCTAAGAGTTGGAACTATAATACTAATGGATTGGAAAACTTTGGGACAGGATTTTACAAATATATTTCTCCTGAAGATACAGGCAAATCCTGGATTAAATTTCTGAGAGAACATGTTGTTTACAGATCTCCTGATAGTCTTGGTTGGGTGGATTTACTAGGACCTCATCCCCATAAAGAGGGAAAACTAAAATTACTTAAGAAGCAGTATAGCGAGCAGGACCTTTTGGATAATAAGTTTGACCCAAGCCCTTACGTTTGGGGCAAAGATTGGGTTCATAAGGATCCAGCATACGTGACTGAAGACTTCTTTTACAACGTGCAATTATGAAAACAATAATGGTTTGTGGAGGCGCAGGATTTATCGGACACCATCTTGCCCGTAAGTTAAAGTCCGAAGGTCATAAGGTTATCGTTGTCGATATCAAGGACCGTAACGAGTATTGTGAAAGTGATACGTTCTGTGATGATTATCATAAGCTAGACCTTTCTAAGCAAACTTCTTGGTATTATCTGGATTTTGCCTACAGTAATAAGGTTGATGAAATCTACCAATTAGCAGCCGACATGGGGGGAGCAGGTTACATTTTTACAGGTGAGAATGATTTCAATGTGATGCGTAACTCTGGATTGATAAACCTCCACTGCGCCGAGTTTGCTATTAAATGGAAGGCTAAAGTGTTTTACTCTAGCTCTGCTTGTATGTACCCTAGCCACAACCAGGAAGACCCAGACAACCCCCTTTGTTCTGAGGATTCTGCATATCCAGCTAATCCTGATTCGGAGTATGGGTGGGAGAAGTTATTCAGTGAGAGACTCTTTCTCTCAGCTTTCAGAAACTTTGGACTAGATGTTCGCATTGCCAGATTCCATAATATCTTTGGCCCTGAAGGCATTTACGATGGTGGTAAAGAGAAGGCCCCTGCCGCCTTGTGTCGAAAGGTCGCTAAGTCCGAAGGCAGTATAGACGTATGGGGTCCAGGAACTCAAACTCGTTCATTTCTCTACATTGATGAGTGCATTGAGGCTATGCAGAGACTTATGGCTTCAGATTTTAAGGATCCGGTTAACATTGGATCTGAAGAAATGATCTCTATAAACGACCTTGGAAAAATGATCATTGATATATCCGGTAAAGAGTGTATCATTGATAACGTCGAGGGGCCACTCGGTGTCATGGGTAGGAACTCAGACAACAGGCTCATTCAACAAAAGCTCGGATGGGCTCCATCTATGCCTCTCCGAGATGGTATCAAGAAAACATACGAATGGATCAATAATGAACTTCAACACATTTCAAGAAGCGTGCAAGCGAACAGCTAACCCTGACATCAGTTGGACCGACGCTAATCTAAACTGGGCACTAGGTATTGCAGGAGAGGCTGGTGAGTATTGCGAACTAATTAAAAAGCGTCACTTCCATGGTAAAGAGTTAGATCTTCAGGATGCAAAGAAAGAGCTTGGTGACGTTCTATACTACGTTGCTATGGCTGCTTCGAATCTCAACATATCTTTGAATGACATTGCTCAAGCTAATGTAGCCAAACTACTATCTCGATACCCTAATGGATTTGTAAGAGGTGGTGGCATTCGCCAGGGTAACAACGATCACGAAGATGATGGCTGTTAGCCAACTAAGCGATTCGGCTTTTAATCTTTTCAATCTCATCTTCCAGCATGACTGAAGCATCAGCTAATGTCTTTCTGTAAGTGTCGGTATCTTCATAAGAAGAACAAGGTGTTTCATCACTTTGAATAGTGTTGATCTTATCAAGAAGCTGCCGGTGGGTATCAGTCATTAGCTTGCCTTTGTCATTAAAGTTGCCGCTGTGGTTATCAGTGAAAATATCATGCCCCAGAAAAGCCAACCCTGCTTCCAAGTTCTTCTCTCTAGGGTCTCCAAAGCTGTTTTAATTCTTTTGTGATCTTCAACGCAGTTGGATAACTCTTCGAGTATCTCCTCTTGCTGCTTGGATAACAGTATCTGAAGCTCAATAGTTTTAGCGTGAACTTCAAGCTGCTGATTAAGATCCGCTCTGGTAACCGTATCGTTGGGGTTCGGGTCTACGATGGCCATGGTATATAAGTATTTAGTGAGTTTCGCAAAAAGGACACTGGTAAAACTGGAACGGTTTGCTATAATCTAGGCCATGCAAACGTTTTTACCGTATCCAGACTTCGTATCTTCCGTCAAAGCTCTTGATTACCGTCGCCTTGGTAAACAGCGTGTGGAGGCCATGCAACTGGTCAACAGCACCAACAAGCTTGCCGCTAATCCTAGTGCCAAGGTTGGTTGGGCTAATCACCCTGCCCGTACCATGTGGCGTGGTTACCTACCCGCTCTCAAGCTCTACCACAATGTTTGCATTCAAGAGTGGATTGACCGTGGTTACAACAACACCATGAAGTATTATGATCTTCCTGATGATATTCAAATGCCCGACTGGATTGGCGACGATCGAGTCCACACTAGCCATCGCTCTAACCTTCTTCGTAAGGATCCTGATTACTATGCTGTGCATGGCTGGACTGAGCCAGATAATATCGAATACTTTTGGCCTGTAGAGCTATAATGTTGCATGAACAAAGACGTTTTAGCCAAGCTTAAGAATGCTTCTATGCTCTCAGAGCAGGAGCTTACACCTGATTTAATCTCTACAGGCTCGTATGCACTGAACAAGATCATTTCGGGTAAGTATAATGGTGGTGTACCTATCGGCATGATCACTCAGTTTATCGGACAGGCGTCTACAGCTAAGACTGTATTTGGAACTCACATTCTTCGTGAGGCGCAGAGAAAGGGCTTCTACTCCATCATTATTGATTCAGAGAATGCATACAGCCCTAAGTTTGCCGTAACCTTAGGCATCGATCCTGAGAAGTTAATCTACGCTGCACCCCCTACCGTAGAGGATTGCTTCGATACTATCCAAAAAACGATTGAGGCCATCCGTGGTGAAGATCCAGACACTCCAATAGTCGTATTCTATGACAGCCTTGCAGTCTCTCCATCTAAGGCTGAGATGGATTCTGAAGGCTACGAAGGAAACAACATGCAAGGCGCAGTAAGGGCGAAGACTATTGGAGCCGCTCTTCGAAAGATCAACCCTATCCTCAGACCCAAGAATGTAGCTCTAATCCTGGTCAATCAGATCAGGACCAAGGTTGGTGTGATGTATGGAGATCCTAGAACCTCTGCTGCTGGCGGTAATGCTTTGGATTATTACCTTGGAGTAAACTTGGAGACAGCAAAGACTGACACTATAGGTGAAAAGGACAGTCCTACGGGTATTCGAGGAAAGGTAAGAAACAAGAAGAATAAGATCATTGAGCCTTTCAAGTCCTGTGAGTTTGAGCTTGTATTTAATGAGGGTCTGAACCCCTACTATGGTTTACTACCCCTCCTAGAGCGTGATGGGGTTGTGGAGAGGGGCGGAGCTTGGTACACCGTGAAGGCTACAGGTAAGAAATTTCAATCCCCGTCCCTGAAGACTTTGATTGATCAGGGCGACGAAGGTGTTTCTCCAATAATTAAACTCCTCAAGGGTGAGAGCTAAATACTATAATATGGTATGAATATCGAAGAACGGCTTACATCCATGATTCAGGAGGCTCTGCGAAGGCAACTGTCCAATAGCAACGATATCAATGCACCTTTCATAGATATCGAAGACTACAAGAAAAAGACTGGGAAGAGATTTAGAATTACAAAAGCACAAAGAGATGCGGGATTGACGAGAGAGCAAGCATTTCAAGAGTTTATGGAGAATATGGTTGATAAGCAATGAGCTATTTATTAAAAAGATTAGGTTTATTGGTTTATGGTCTATTATCAGTCGTGGAGGCTGTGGCAAATTTCGCCCTTTACATCACACATCTCGATGTCGTTATCAAGCCTTTGGACTTGGCTCTACCTTTCCATTTCTGGTATTTCGACAAATTTCTTAAAGCTGGCTATATCTCTAAACTACAGGATACTCATGGGCAGAACATTTAGACGAGAGAAAACTTACGGTCGTAAGACCCCAAGACTACATACTCATAGGGATCTTCCTGATATTCAGGATGATATTTTGGATGAAGAAGATCTTTTTTACAACGACGAGGAATTTTTAGATGGCAAACTACATTCTAAAGAACAAGATGTGGTCGGATCAGAAGATGAACCGACTCGTCAAAGAAATCAAAATTAACGCACAGGCGGATCGTGAAGCAGCCCAGCAGTTGTTTGAGGATTGCAAGGCCGCTATGACTGATTTGGGTCAGGCCCGCGTTAACTTTGATGATAATGGCAACCCTAATGTGGATGCCTTCACAAAGATCATCGCTGCATCTACCAACGCTCTTGGTCAGATGGGTGTAGCGAATGAGAAACTTCTTAAGCTGGCACAGACTATGCAAAAGTATCAACTGAAAGAGATGGACTTAGAGGGTAAGGCTGGACCTGCTCAACAAGAACTTAAAGGATCTTTCTTTAGTAACTTAAACGCCATGCTCAAGAAGGATAAAGATGCCCAGGAAGACTAATAGTATTAAAGCTTATTGTTCTGAGTTGAACTCAGTTATTCACGTTAAGAGATTAACTGAGCGTCAATTCAAAATAATTCTTAATAAACTTATTAGACTTGTTAAGACGACTAAGTCTGGGGAGTTTGATTTCGTTAAGTATGTAAAGATCATTGTTACTGATGCTCTTACTGCTGATGAGAGAAAAACTTTCCTAGCCCGTATGGAGGAGGCTCAACAAGTTAAAGAGACTGTAAAGGATCCCTTGCTTGAGTATAAGTTATTAGGCGCTTATTACAATACCATCACAGAATACTATCCTGAACTTAGGATTGAGTTCGTTTGTTATGAGATAAATGAGGTGATGCCTGAATCCGTTATACTGGAATCCCTAATTAAGGATTCCAAAGAAGACGTTGAATTTAAGAAAAGACTTGAACAGAAAACCTCTAAAAAGAAATCTAAGGATAAAAAGCCTAACTTATCCACAATAGATCAGATTAAAGAACTTGAGAAGTTCTTAAAGAAAAACATCATAGGTCAGGATGAAGCTATTAGGGCGGTTTCTGACTCGGTGAAACTTAAGGCCGCTGAGTTCAGTAAGCATATGAACTTATTCTTCATTGGGAAGACTGGTCGAGGTAAAACACAGTTAGCAAGAAAACTAGGTGAGAAATACTCACCTCACTTCTGGGTTATAAACTGTGCAGAGTTTACCAATGGACATGAGGTTAGCCGTCTCTTAGGGTCACCTCCTGGGTATATTGGTCACTCTGAGAGTTCTCTGATAAAAGAGAAAGCCGATAAATCTAGTAGATGGACAATTGTTTTTGATGAAATTGAAAAAGCACACCCTAAGCTGTACAACATTTTACTTTCTCTTTTGGATACAGGCACTCTTACTGATAATTCTGGTAACGAAATTGATCTCACAGACTCGATATTTATTATGACCTCTAACTGCGGTCTTAAAGATTTAAAGACTAAGACTGTAGGGTTTAATGAAGAAGTTAGCAGTGAAGGGGATAAGGAGGAGATTATGAAGTCTATAGAGGCAACATTCTCTCCAGAGTTCAGGGGAAGAGTTGATGAGTTTGTCTTCTTTAATGATCTTGATAGTGAGGATATTAATAAGATTGCAAAGTTGGCTCTTTCTAGGTATCCAATAAAAGCCTCCCCTGAAATCATTGATTACATAATTAAGCATGGATACTCGGAGGAATTTGGTGCTAGAGACATTCAAAGGGTGATTAAAAGACTTGTCGGACTGCCCTTAGCAGAAGAAATACTATCTAACCGTCAACCAGATAATGGGACTGCTAGGTATGATGCTGAAGTTAGAGAAGATAAATTAGAAATTGTTAACACTGTCGCCTTGTCATCGCTATAATAAAGGCATGACACCTCAACAAACAGAACTCACTGCATATCTTATTGATGTGATGGCTCAACTTAAGATACTACAGTCTCGTGCGTCAAAAAGAAATAAGACCAAGAAGTTTAAAGCGATAACTTCCATGCTTACGATTACTTGGAGTAGAGCTAACGCCACTTATAATTATGTTAAGGCTGGTGGGCATGATGATTTCTCTGTTATAATACAGCAACAGATGTATGACCCTATCATTCAATGGTTGGAGAGTGAGATTGCGTAAGCTAATCGAGAAAGGGAAGTGTAACTCTTGTGGGGATTACGCCGAGTTATACGAATACAACCAATCAAAGTCCTGTGCGTTCTGTTTGGGAATGGATCGTAGAGGTATTAGTAGACCTGAAATTTTAAAAAGAGCAACTGGAAAGAAAAATGAACAACAGATACGAAGAACTGGGAAAAAGCGTTGGTAAGCTTGTAGCTGAGAAGCAAGAGGCATACGGAGACTCATTTGGCAAGGCACACAAAATTCTAAAGGTATTATTCCCCGAAGGAATCCAGCCAGATCAATACCTAGATGTTCTAACAATTTGTAGAGTGGTAGACAAGCTTTTCAGACTCGCCACCGACCCTAGTTATGGGGACGAATCACCCTGGAGAGATATCTGCGGTTATAGTCTACTGAGCATGGGTAAAGACGCTCGGGAAGCATCTCGTGACGAAAAGTCTAGATTAGATGAGAAATCATAACCCTTTGTGCTATAATAGGTCACATGATCAAACTTACTGACGAACAATGGGCTCTTTACGAGGAGCGTTACGGTAGACTGATGCACACCATCGCTATGAAGATTTCAGGTGATGATGCTATCGCAAACCATGATGATAACTATGCAGATCTTTGTATGGCTGCGTTAGAGTCTATTGAAGGTTTCAAGAAGAAGACAGGGGAGGACTTCGACCAAGCTATCGAAAATAAACTCTTTGATCAGTATACAAAGACTGTCCTTTGGAATCGCAAAGCAAAGAAAGGTATTCCCTTATCTAAGAAGATGGATTTCAGAAACAAGCATTACTCAATCGACGCCGACCTGTCTCACGATTCAGGATATGAAAGCCAAGGCTCACACCAGAGAATCGAGGATACTCGCGCATCCTTCGGTGTGTCTGCTGTGGACTTGGAAGACTTTACTGAGTCTCAACCTGAGGATGTTAAAAAGGTAATTAACGCTATCATAAAAAACCCTGGCATCCTTTCAAAGGACGGATTCTTTAATAATTCGGTCTTAAGAAAGGAAACGGGACTTTCCGTTCACTATACAGCTAAAGCGGTAGACCAACTCAAGGACTCTTTAAGGAAGAACTATGAAGTCTGAGGATATTGAGCAGCTTTTAGATCATGTTGCCTATAAGGTGGTGTGGGAGAATGAGAAGCCGATAGAGTTCGTATCCGACTATGTGCATAACACCATGCTTGCAGATGATTGGGATCCTTTTGAAATGTTAAAATTTGAGTTGATGGCTAAGGCCGCTCGTAAAACTCATGGCTTCGACCTCCCTATTGAATAGGATTGACTCCTATGTGCAGAACCTCATCGTGGATGAGGTTCAAGAGTTGTGGGATCACTCAGAAGAGATAGCTGATAAGTTTAAATTACAAATTGTCGATACTGCGGGCAGCACTAGGATTGTCCTTAAGAAGAAAGGGTCTCGCACTGTCATTAAGGTAGGGTATCCTGCTCATAATCGTGCTGAGTATGCTTCATACAAAGCTTTAGAATGTTCTGTGCTTGGAGATTTACTAGCCCCTTGTCATAATATAAGCAAGGGAGGCTATGCTCTTGAGATGCAGTTTATACCTCGCGCCTTCCCTCAAGCAAGAGGGCAATACTACTGGTTCAATCCAGACTTTGCAAGAATGCGTGATAGACTTGAGAGCCATTTTTCTTTTATCGGCAGGTACAACAAGTATGTGTGGGGCGCAGACTTTCACGAGGAAAACATGCGTGTCATGCGTAATGGTGACGTAAAGATCATCGATTATAGTAATTTATTGGCCGATGTGTTCTCTCGTAGTTCTAAAACGACCGTAGGAGGAGCCATTAAGAGTATTCTTAAGTTGGACTTTCCTAAAGTTGATGTCCGACTGAAGATGAAGGATCGCATAATTTCTTATCGAGATAATGACGTTTCTTATGATGTTCCTGTTGATCCTCAGATATCAAAAGCTATAATCTAGGCATGTTCGGGGTGATAGCTCAGTTGGTTAGAGCAGGGGTCTTATATACCTCAGGTCCCAGGTTCAAGTCCTGGTCACCCTACCATGACAGTGTGGTGGAATTGGCATACACGACAGACTTAAAATCTGTTGACCATATCGGTCTTGCGGGTTCGAGTCCCGCCACTGTTACCATTAAGGAGGACTGTTGCGTGACTTCTGGATCTCTCTGGTCGTCAATCACAGGATACCTAAGCATGTATTCAAACTGCTTATTTTATGCCCTCGTAGCTCAGTTGGTAGAGCAATCGGCTTTTAACCGATTGGTCCAAGGTTCGAGTCCTTGCGAGGGTACCAGTTACTTACAAAACTTATTACAATGATTAAACTATTTACAACTTTTCTTTTTATGATCACTCTCTTTTCTTGTGGTGGTCAATCGTTTACTGAAATCGAGAACGTAGGATCTGATACTCTCTTAGAGGTGGCAGGATCCTTTGCTGAACACTACACCAAGGCTGAACCAAATGTAGCGGTATCAGTTTCAGGTGGAGGGTCTGGTGTTGGGGTTGCAGCACTTCTTGCAAATGATTGTGAGATTGCTAACTGTAGCCGTCCACTGAAAGATAAGGAACTTAAGCAAGCAGAGAAGAATGGAGTCACTCCCGTTCAGCACATCGTAGGATACGATGGGATTGCTGTCTTTGTACACAAGGACTCACCCATTAACAGTCTGACGATGAACCAGTTGAAGGCTATCTTTGGAGAGGGTGGAGATATTGAAAATTGGGATCAGCTTGGCGTTAGCTTAGAAGCTCCTGGTGCCAACAAGATACAACTTGGTAGCCGTCAGAATAACAGCGGTACCTACGAATGCTTCCGTGAAAAAGTCCTTGGTAAGCTGGGGAGATTCAAGCAGCGATGCAACAACCTAAACGGCAGTAAAGATGTTGTAGAGTTCTGTGCAAGTTCTAAGAGTGCCATTGGTTACAGCGGCCTTGCATACAAGACAGACGAGGTGAAAATCGTTAAAATTTCCTATGGTGAAGGGGAGTCCCCCGTTTACCCTAGCTTAGAGACAGTTCAATCAGGGCTTTACCCTATATCAAGACCACTCTACATGTATACTAACGGCGAGCCTCAAGGGGAGATAGGAAAGTATCTCAAATGGATCAAGGGTCTTGAAGGCCAGAGTATTCTATCTAAAAAAGGCTATATTCCTTTAAGTGTCCCCAACAGTGAGGAGTAATTACTATGAGAGAAGCACTACTAAAGGCAGTTCGCCTGCACGTTGAGGGCAACATCGCAAAGCATCACGCAAACGTTGAGGTTATTCTCAATTCAAGTGTAGGTGTCGCAGAACACACGGACATGATTGAGTCGGTGGAGTCTGAAATGAAGAAGATGGCTGAACAGCAAGACATTTTAGAATTGCTTGATAACTACTTCAACTAATTGCCCGTCTAGCTCAATTGGTAGAGCAACGGTTTTGTAAACCGTAGGTTACAGGTTCAAGTCCTGTGATGGGCACCACCTAATAAATAACTAAACAATTCAGGATTCAAAGTAGCAAGCTGTTGAATCATATTTGATGTCATCGTGGTTAAGTATTCATTAGTTATCTGAGGGATTTGATCGTCGTGACCAAGTCCATAAATATCAAACCCAACGTGGCAGATTTCATGTAGCAGAGTGCCTTTGTAATCCTCTATACTTTGATTAGGATCGATTGTAATCAATCCTTTGTGCATTTCCACACAACCGTGTAGTTCATCCTTCTCTAAGGACTGAAGCTTGATCTTGAAGGTTTTTATTCCGGTATGAAGTTCTAAAGGGTGAAGACGGTCCTTTGGTTTAACAGGCATACATATATTTACCCCATGGCAGTATCGTATAACAGTTATTACACCTCCCGTATTGACCGTCCAATGGCCTAATTACCTTAGACTAGGGAGCGATATTGGTGCGAATCCAATTACTGCCACCAATAAAAAAAGGCTCCCACAAAGGGAGCCTTTTAATTTTATATGACACGGTTTATTATGCGTGTCTGTTAACATCATACTCTGGTATGCCAACGTCAGCAGCAGGTATTATTTGGGAGCCGAAGGCTATCTCATTGGATATCGGCCAATCATGGTGATTCTTGGCGCTCAGTCGGGTAGCAATGTCGTTAATAAACCCTCTAATCTGTTGTAAGGACTCTTTCGAGACATTGAAAGCTCCTGGAATTTGGTAATCTCCAAAGACGGCGAACGTAGCTGGCAATTCAGGGTATAAGTAGGTGTTTTTTATCGCAACTCCAGTGCGAGTCGTTCCTGGTTTAGCACCTGTATCCTTATGGTGTCCTAAATCATAGAAATATTGAGTAGCATTAACCGTCTCACCTGGAATGAGTACGGCGGCGGGATTGACAGGGTTTGGAACTTGACTGAAGAATTGTGCATGGTTCGAGAATGTAAGAGTCTTATCGAATAATGGTTGGTAAGTTCCACTAGTATAAATCTCTCTTCTGATGAAGGGGTTCTCAGTCTGGATGGTGCCCATCGCACCCATCGTAGAAGCGGTTATGTTACCATAACTTACTCCATTAATATCAGCAGAGGCAGCGTTAATGATGAAGGTTTGCGGTTGCTGGGCACCAGAGGTTGAGAATGCTTGATTCACTACCCTACCGCTCACTTTTGCTGTTGCATAGAAAAGGATATGCGTTCCTTCAATTGCAGTGTGTGAGGTTGTGCATCCTGTTAAGCTAACCGAGGTCGAGCTAGCTGCCGTGAATTGCTGCGTTGGCACACGAACGTAGGTGATGTCCAGTTCTTGTCTGGTAATGTACCAAGGGCCGTTAAGGCCACTTAATGCGGATGCATTAATCGTGCCACTCGTAGCAACAAAGTCTGTGTTTGCCCCAGCAACAAAGCTGCTTTTCGTAATTCCTGTGTCGTTTGCGTCAGTCATGGTTTCTAAATAAGGTTGTTATTAGTATTTATCTAATAAACAAGAAACTAATTTTTAAAAATCTCGTGCATGCCACTATAATACCGACATGAAGACTAGATACAGAAATCACAAGACGTTTAAGGATCAGGCAAAGGCCAAGAAGCTAGTTGAAAAGCTTCAGAAGGAGATGCCTGGACGGACTTTCTCCATCAAGCGTAGGAAGTTCTGCAATTCTGAGAAAGTTAGATATACAGTGAGGAGCGTATAATGGAAGATTTATCAAAGGATTATCTCTATCAAACCATGGAGTCATTAAAGAATCTTTGTGATGCGGTTAACACCACAGAGGCAAGAAATATCAAGTCGAGGCTTACTGACCTTCAAACCGATCTTAACAATCTCGACAATCCAAGACCGGAGGGTAGCGATGGCGGGTAAGGGTGATAATCGTAGAGAGAACGAAAAGGTAAACAAAAAGCAATTTGTAGAAAACTGGGACCGTATCTTTGGAAGTAAAGAAGAAGATATAGATACGTCTGATGTTGAGCCTTTTCACATCAAAAATGCAAGACATCTCAAGATGCAAGATCTAGAATTTAGAGAGAAGCTTGCAGAGGAGAAGCGTAAGAGAGAGCAAGAACTGTTTGACCGTCTTGATAAAGAAGTCGAGGAAGAGAACAATGATGAGAGCTAGTTTAATGACTGCGGTGTATAGTATTTTCATTGCCACCACAACATACAACATAGTAAAGGCACCTCCATCCCGACCACCAAATGAGTTCTTCTACACTGAAGAAAAGACCAAGGATATTGAGGAAGTTCTGAATATGCGTCAGATCCTCAAGATGCAAGCTGCCTG